GCACCGCCGCAAGCGGCGCAACCACAACCACCGCAGTTAGACGTTAGAACGAATCCAGCACAAAGAGCGCAGTTTAAGAACTTCATGACGAGCATGTCTGCTCCCATGATGCCGACTACTGCGCCTGTTGCTCCGATGCTTGCTGCGCCGAGTCCCATGGACCAAATTGACATATTTGCTCCCGTGCAAGGCATGGCTTTTGGCGGCATGGTTGACGGTGGTAGGGAACGTGGTCGTGGAGACTTCCGCGATCCTATGCAAAATAACTTCTCTCAGGCTCCGGCTGGTCCAAGTCTTGGTGAGGGCGGTCAGGAGATGTTTACTGATAAAGCTTTAGCGAATAGGATGTTTGATGATTCTACGTCTTTATCAGAGGTTTTTGATATAGACAGGTATTTAGGCTCATCTAGTCCTCTGTTTGACAGACAGGGTTTTAGTTTGGATGTCCCTCCTGCTGTAACAGATACAGTTAATGATTTTACACCTCAGTCATTTAATTCTCCTGTAGGCAATCGTATTTCTGCTGTTGCTACAATGAATGATCCTTTTGGTTTGGGTGGTGTTCTTAGTGGCGGCCCCACCATGACTGATAGTGGTGGTCTTGGCATTATGGCGAATTATGCTATTCCGTTTAGGAGAGGTGGCACGACATTTGAAGTAGGTGAGTCTTACGAAACTGGTCGTGGTATTGGCGAACAGGTCCGTGAGCGTCAGATAGAAAAATCTGATGAGGATATGGATCAGGACTTGCAGCAGGATATTGCAGCTTTAGCTGCTGCACAGGCTGGCGTTGACATGAGTAATTACTTTGATCGAAACCCTGATGCTGGTGGTAATTTAGTTAACAATCCTTTGGCTATAGCTAATGTTTTTGAGCAAGCAAATCAGATAAGATCTCAAGAGGATGCTTTATCTCGTGTTCTTCAAGATCAGTTTGTTGCTCCTAAGATTGAGCCGGGTGACGCAGTTGTTACTCTCAATCCTCCTGTTGAAGATCGTTCTGTTTCGATTGAGAGGCCATCAGACGCACAAGCTGCTATTGAAGCATCCAGAGTTTCTTTTTTGCCACCTAGCTTAGATCGAACCTTGACCGACGTTTCTCTCCCCGGATTGTTGGAAGATGAAATCACAGCTACACCTTTTGTGCGCCCAGAACCCGGTATGGCTGGTAATTTTGGCACTGGCGCTCCTCTTGGTTTGAGCAGTGAAGATTTTAGTCAGGACAAGCAACAAGACATTGCTGCCGCTGCGGCGCAAAATGCCGGAATAATAGATGGCTTTAAATTTAGCAGCGGTCTTTCACCTGATGAGATGATTGCGGCTAGAAACATGTCGCAGCAAATGTTGTCGATACCTGACGAGCTTTCTGGTCAATCTCCGTTTACGAGTGGTGGCGTCCCGTCACCATTACAACAAACCATGGATAGCTACTTTGACAGAGATTTCCGTGGTGAAGAAATGGATGACGCCACACAAACTGATTTGAAGAGCTTGTTCGGCGAGGACTCTGAAACTTACAAAAACATCATGGAACGTGCTACGCCAATTCAATCAGATACTTTCCCAACGATGGCAGGTATTCTGGGCAAAGTCATGGGTGGTGCTAATATCAACAACATCATCAACAAGATTAATGAGGGCGGCGTTCCTATACTTGATAACAGTGGCAACATTCAAGGCGTTGTTCACGATGGTTTATTTGGCGGCAAGGTTTACTCAGGCAATCAAGCCTTTAATCCAATGGCTGGACCGAAGCCAGAGCGTGATGATAATCAGCCATTACCATTACCTTTACCTGTTACATCAACGACTCCTGAAAGTGAGACACCTTTGACAGTAACACCGCCTATGGTTAGTCCTACTCTTCCTGTGATTCCCCCAAGTCCTACCGATGTTATCGTTCCAAGTACACGCACTAATGTACCTGTGAACGTCCCTGTTGTTGCTCCTGCTCCTATTGAGTCGATATTGCCACAGAGTCTCTTGGATCTTTTGCAAGCTAGGCAACCTGTAGCACGAATGCAGGAGGGCGGTGCTGTATTGGATGATGCGGCTGGTCGTTTCTTGGAGGCGTTGACGGCAGCGTAGCCAGATGAATGAGTTCAACATACCAACAGAGTTCCTTACTGATGCAGAGTTGGAAGTTCTAGGTAAACACTTAGACAAGTACAAAGAATTACATGAACGTGAGCAATATCAAACAAGCTTTTTAGAGTTTGTGAAATATGTCTGGCCTTCTTTTATTACGGGCAATCATCACAAGATATTTGCCGAGAAGTTAGAGCGAGTTGCAAGAGGCAAGTTAAAGCGTCTTATTGTCAACATGCCGCCAAGACACACCAAATCAGAATTTGCGAGTTATTTGTTTCCTGCTTGGGTGATGGGTCAGAGTCCGTCTACCAAGATAATTCAGGCGACACACACTGCTGAACTTGCAGTTGGTTTTGGTCGTAAGGTTAAGAACTTGTTGGACAGTGACATATACCGTGATGTGTTTCCTGACATGGAGTTGGCGCGAGATGCAAAGGCGAGTGGTCGTTGGTCAACGAATGAGGGTGGTGAGTATTACGCTGTTGGTGTAGGCGGTGCGCTGGCTGGTCGTGGTGCGAACTTGTGTATTATTGACGATCCTGTTTCAGAGCAGGATGCGTTGTCACCAACCGCGTTGGATAACATTTACGAATGGTACACTTCAGGACCGAGACAGCGACTACAACCGGGCGGGTCGATAATTATTGTGATGACACGATGGAGCATCCGCGATTTGACGGCGAAGGTTTTGCAGAAACAGGCAGAGGGAGGGGCGGACCAGTGGGAGGTCGTGGAGTTTCCGGCGATATTCCCCGATACCGACAACGTGTTGTGGCCCGAATTTTGGAGCAGGGACGAGCTAGAAGGCGTTAGGGCGTCTATTCCTGTTGCCAAATGGAATGCTCAATATCTTCAGAATCCTACTGCTGAAGAGGGTGCAATTATCAAAAGGGAGTGGTGGAATGTTTGGGATCATGATGATCCACCTGTCGTTGATTACATCATCCAGTCGTATGACACCGCCTTCACCAAAACCCAAAGGTCGGATTATTCGGCTATTACGACTTGGGGTGTGTTTTATCCTGACGAGGGTGATGAGGCTGCGATCATATTGTTGGACGCTGAAAAGGGTCGATGGGAGTTTCCAGAGCTTAAAGACGCGGCGATGCGTTTGTATCAAGAGTTCGACCCAGACATGGTGTTAATAGAGCAGAAAGCATCTGGTACGCCACTGACTCATGATTTGCGTAGAATGGGAATACCTGTTAGTGGTTTTACTCCGGGCAGAGGCGCTGACAAGTTTTCGCGTATGAACGCTTGTGCGCCTGTGTTTGAAAGCGGCATGGTTTGGTGTCCAGAGACTAGATGGGCTGATGAGGTTGTTGAAGAGTGTGCCTCGTTTCCCAACGGTGAACATGACGACTTGGCTGATAGTATGACACAGGCTATACTAAGATTTAGGCAAGGTGGTTTTATTGGGACTCGTAATGATTACGAAGACGATGATTTAATAACTTACAGGCGCAAGCGGGAGTATTACTGATGGGTGCAGGAAAAGCGATACGGAAAGGTTTAGACCGTCAAAGATATCTTAGATCTGATGAGGGAAAGGCTGAAAAGAAAGCTCGTAAAGCTCACAACAAAAAGTTTTCTCCTAATATGGATAAATCAACGAAGAAAGAAGTTCGTAAAAGAGCTAAAGCGTCAGATGCGGCAAAAGGTGCTACCATGCGTGAAAGAGATACTTTCCAATATGTAGAAGAGATGAAAGACGGCGGATCTCTTAACGCAGCGATTAAAAGAGTCAAAGCTGCTCAAGGCATGAAAGACGGTGGCGCAGCAAAGAAGTTAAAGGAAGTTCCCGCAGGTAATAAGGGCAAAGGCTTGTCTAAACTTCCTACTGAGGTCAGAAACAAGATGGGTTTTATGGCTAAAGGTGGCATGGTTAAGAAACCGAAGCTGGCAAAGAAGAAGTCACCACTTAAGGCCTTTAAATCGGCAAATGAAACAGGCAAAACTCTCTCTGATGCAGATGTCGCAAAAGTAGAAAAGTTAATGAAGCCGAAAACCGACAGACAGCTTATGCAGTTTGAAAAAGGCGGTGCAGTTTGCCGTGGTATGGGTCGTGCTTATATGGGCAAGCCTCGTAAAGTAAAAATCAGATAGGATATTGATGTTGTCTGGTGTTGGAGGCATAAGTAAGAAGAGGCTGATCTATGGCTTTGCAGTCATGTTTGATGCCCTTCTCATGTCTGCGCCGAGATCAGCCTCACCCAGAGGGAGTCCTCTATGGATGAAGATGACATCTTAGCTAGTTTCAAAGATCCTCCAGCATCTCAGGAGATGTTTAAAAGTTTAGCCGATAAAACCAATGTGTTCACAGATCCGTTAGGCAGCGAAACTCTTGGGGCTATAAATCGTGCGATTGTTGGCGCTCCTATTGATGTTATTGATGCTGTTGGTCGTGCTGGTGATGCACTTTTGCGTGGCGCTTCTTCTGCCGGAACTGGTATTATGAAAGCTATAGGAGAAGACGATGCGATGGCAGAAAGGTTTGGTCGAGATATCTACCAAGCTGGCATGGTTAGCGGTCCAGCCACTTCGTTTGCACCGATACGTCCTAGAGGCAAGTCAAATAAGACGCTTGTGCTTGAGGCGCAAAAACAAAAGATAAAATCTCCAGCAGCCAAACGCGCCTTGGATGAGAACTTAGAAGAGGCTGCGATTACAGACGCATTTGCAGATGCGGCAGATGACATGACTGTCATGTACTCCAGAAATACTGGTCGCATGGATGATGAGATTACAAATCAAGATATGTTAGACATTTTGACAGATTCCTATTTTACAAATAGGGATCGTGGTATGTCAAAAAGTGATTCTATTGCGGAGTCCTTGTTTCAGTCTGGATTAAGTGATGTTGCTGGTCCTATGCTCAAGCGCCTTGACGCTGATTATAATTTCAGATCATCTAGTGCGATGAAAAGAAAGCAAGAGGGTGCTGCTTCAAGAAGAAGCTTGGAAACTCAAGCCAGACTTGCAAAGCAACCTAAAGATCCTGTTAAGGTTGTTTCTTTGGAAGAGGCTACAAGAAGACAGAATGAAATTAGTGGCACGGGGCTTCCAGATAGAACCGTGCCTCAAAAACCAAATTTGACAGTTATTGAAGGTGGTTCAAAAAAAAAATTAAATCGTGATGAATTGTTTGAGGTTATGGGTGAAGATGGAGCTATGATGGAGTTTCCTGAGATTGGGAAAAATGTTGATAAATACATTTATGATTTTGATTTTAAGGCATTATCAGACGCTGCTCTCTCTCCTGAATACTCTAATTACAGTAAAGTAATGAAGTCTAATTTAAGATCTGCATTCCCAAGTGGGAAAATTCCTGTGTCTAGGACTGAAGGTTATGCAACAATTGGCGCTCCTAAAAAAACAAATGATTACATTATAGATATAAATGATGTTTTGTTTGTAGGGTATGGTCCAGAAAAAGAATTAATTGTTAAAGGATCTGTTGCAAATAAAAACAGGCCTGTTTCTGTAGCAATAAAGGATGAAAGTTGATGGCTGTTGAAAAAGGAATAGGCGCTGGAGGTATAAATAATATTACCTCTGCTCAACAAAGTGCAGAGTTAGATTTTGTAACTATGCCGGAAAATCCCAACGTTATGGAGATGGATAACGGATCTGTAATTGTTGGTGAGATTGAAGAAGAGGTAGTGCCTGTTGATGTTCCTTTTGATGCCAACTTAGCTGATTTTATAGACGAAGCTGAATTAATGCGTGTGTCATCTGATCTCGTTGGTGAGATAGAAGAGGACATGGCATCACGAAAGGATTGGGAAGAAACATATAAGCGTGGCATTGATTTGCTAGGCATGGAGTATGATGAGCGCACACAACCGTTTGAGGGTGCTACAGGTGTGGTTCATCCTTTACTCTCCGAGTCTGTAACGCAGTTTCAGGCTCAAGCTTACAGAGAGATGTTGCCGTCAGGTGGTCCTGTCAGGACTCAGGTTGTGGGTGCCGAAACGCCTGAAGTTACTGCACAGGCAGAGCGTGTAAAACATTATATGAATTACATGCTCACTTATGAGATGGAAGAGTATGATCCCGAAACAGATCAAATGCTCTTCTATCTTCCTATTGTTGGGTCTACCTTTAAAAAGGTTTACTCAGATCCATTACTGCAAAGGCCAGTAAGTAAGTTTGTTCATGCAGAAGATCTGGTTGTTCCGTATGGCGCAACTGATTTACTTACCTCGCCTCGCATCACGCACATTATCCGCATGGATAGTAATGAAATCCGTAAGATGCAGCTTGGCGGTTTTTATCGTGATGTAGATTTGCCCGGAGGAGGGGGTGATAAGCAGTATTCCGAAGTCCAAGAAGTTATTGACGAAGCTCAAGGCGTAGAATTATCCGGTAAGTCTGAAGACATGACGATCTATGAGGTTCATACCTCACTTGATCTTGAGGGTTTTCAAGACGTAAGAGCGGATGGAGAGCCAAGTGGGTTAAAGCTGCCTTACATCGTTACAATTCTGGAGTCATCAGGAGATGTATTGTCTATTCGTAGAAACTACGAACAGGCAGATATGCTCATGAGGCGACAGCAGTATTTTGTACATTACAAATTTCTGCCCGGACTTGGCTTCTATGGCTTCGGTCTCACACATATGATTGGTGGTTTATCACAAGCCTCTACGAGTATTCTGCGTCAATTGATAGACGCTGGCACTCTTTCCAATCTTCCGGCTGGTTTTAAGGCTCGTGGAGCGCGAATTAGAGACGAAGATGAGCCATTGTCACCCGGTGAGTTCAGGGATATTGACGCTGCTGGCATGGATATACGTCAATCTATCATGACGCTGCCGTTTAAAGAGCCATCAGGAACGCTTTACAACTTACTTGGTACTCTTGTGGACTCTGGACGCCGTTTTGCGTCCATGGCTGACATGAAAATTAGTGAAATGGGCGGTGAAACGCCTGTTGGCACTACCATGGCTATTATGGAACGCGGCACAAAGGTTATGAGTGCCATTCATAAACGCCTACATTACTCACAAAAACAGGAATTTAAGCTTTTATCCAATGTTTTTGCACGATTTATGCCTCCTGTGTACCCATATGCGGTTCCGGGTGCGCCTCAAGAGATAAAAGCGCAAGATTTTGACCAAAGAGTAGACGTTTTACCCGTATCAGACCCTAATATCTTCTCTATGTCGCAAAGAATTGCGTTAGCACAGACGCAATTGCAGCTTGTACAGTCAAATCCAGATATTCATGGCGGTCCACAGGGTTTATATCAGGCATATCGTCAGATGTACGAGGCTCTTGGCGTTACGAACATTGATCAGATCTTGCCAAGGCCACCAGAGCCACAGCCCATGAATCCAGCAAGAGAAAATCAAGAGGCTTTGCGTAATCAAAGATTACAAGCGTTTGCAGAGCAAAATCATCAAGCGCATATTGAAGCGCATGTTGCCATGATGGCTACTCCTGCTGCACAAGCCAATGCTAACGTCATTATGACACTTCAAGGTCATATTCAGGAACATATTGGTTTTATGGCTGAGATTATGGCGCAACAGGAAATCATGCAGACCATGGATCCACAACAGCAAATGATGATGCAACAAGTTC